GGGCGCTGGCTATGCCGCCGCCCACATATTCGGCGACCTTGCCCAGAATTTTGCCGACGAATCCGAAAATTTCCTTGAAGTTGGCGGCGGTTGCCTTGACCATTTCCCACAGGTGGCCAAATACCTTTCTCACGCCCTCGATGGCCCCGGAAAAATCGCCGCGGAACAGGCTGACGATGGCTGAGACCAGCTCAACGGCGGCGCTCATCATGGATTTGAGTGCGCCGAGAAAATTCTTGGCCAGTGTGCCGATCACATCGAACAGCGGCCCCTTGATGGTGTTCCAAAGCTGGCCGAGGATATCCAGCAGGCCGGACACGGCATCCATGATACTATCAATATCATCGGCCCATGGCCCCCAATCTATGAGGCTGTCGCCGCCTTCCTTCCAGACCATGAAATCGTCTATCAGGCCCAACAGGGCTATCAGCCCGGTAACGATGGCCCCGATGGGCGTTGCGAGAAAGGCGAGGTTCAGCCAACGCCAGGCGGCCCCGAAAGCCAGTACACCCAGAATCAGTTTCTGCGTGCCGTCGTCCAGTTTGCCGAACCAATCAACAATCATGCCCACCCAGGTCATGAGCCGGGCCGTCAGGGCGAAGAATGCCTTGCCGATACGCAGGATCACGCCCACGATGCCCTTGAGCACCGGAATGATCTTGCCCACGTTTTCCTGAATGAGCTGGCGGAAACGAACGACATCCTTGCCCATGTCGCCCACCAGAATGGCGGCCACGCCGTCGCCTACCATGCGGAACATGGTTTTCAGGCCATTGACCTCCCCGGTGAACTTGCGGAAATCCTCGGCGGCCTGGTTGGAATCCACGCCCACGGCCCTGTACATTTCACGGTATGTTTCACGCAGGCCGTCCACATCGCTGGTCAGCATCCTGAGCATGCTGCGGTCTATGCCCAGTTGCCCCATGTACATGGTGGCCTTGGCCTTATCCATGCCCTCCAGCTTGTCGCCCACTTCCATGAGCACGTCCACGGTATCGCGGATATTGCCGTTGGCGTCCTTGACCCGGATGCCCAGGCGGTGGAACGTTTCCAGCCCGCCCTGGCCGATGGCTGCGCCGCCCAGGGCCTCGGTGAGGCCCTGCAGCGACGAATGCAGGGCGTCCTGCGACGCCCCGGTCTGTTCGGCCACGAAGTCCAGTTCTTCCAGCTGATCCACGGCCGTGCCGGTGGCGTCCGCCAGGGTCAGCAACTGCGATTTGCTGTTCGCAATCTGGTAGATGGCCGCATACAGGCCCACGGCCATGGCCTGAGCTGCCGCGCCAAAGGCAAGCAGGCGGGTAGCGCCCGAGGCCAGGGTGGCGTCCATTTCGGCTGCCCCGGCCGTGTCCACGTCGAACCCGAGCCGAGCCAGGAAGTTTTGCAGTACTTCAGTTGCCATTTTTCTGATCCAGTGCGTCGCGGTAACGCCATTCGTTTTCGCCCTGCACGTCCAGAGCGTCGTTCATGAGCTGGACATCTGCCAGGCTCAAGGTGCCGTCGAGCAGTGATTCGTAACGGCAGCATCCGGCCAGAACCGGCCGGAGCAGCCATTCCTCCCCGTCCATCATTCGGACGGGGGTGAACTCGACGTCCGGCCCGCGCCGGGGATACCCTCCGGCAGGGCGGCGAAAAAACCTTTGAGGTTCTCCTGCAGCACGCGGCCCGTCAGGGTCAGCATGGCGGCCATGTCGATGTCCTCGAACATGATTTGCTGATCCACGCAGACCTTGGCCCAGCCACCGCTGCTTTGCTTGCGCGAAACCGTGGAAAGGCAGGTGTGGATGACGTATTCGGCATCGGCGTCTTCCAGTTCGGCCACGGCGCGGGCAAGCGACTCCAACAAATCGCCCATGCCGGACAGGTTCAGGCCCTGCAGCAGGACTTCGGGATTCAGGGACGTTTTGCCGTTTGCCCCGGATTCCATACCCTGCACCAGCGCGGCCAGCAGCCCGCCCATGCGGCGCACCACGTGAAACTGCTGCATGGCCGGAAGCTGGCCCGCCCGGTAGGCGTGGCCCTTGCAATCGAATTCAACACTCATGGTCTACTCCTCTGTAGCTTCGGCGGTGCCGCTGCCGGTTGTGCCGCTGGAAATCACGCCGTCGAACGCCCATTCCAGCACGTTGCCCTGCTTGGCCCAGCTATTGGGTGCCAGTTTTTTGAACGCGGCGTCGCTGATCACTTCCAGATCGCCGCGCACGGCGTCGCGCACGGTAATGGTGTTCTGCCCGTGGCGTGCGGCGCTGGCGGTTTGGTACTTGAACATTTCGCGCAACTGGGCGTTGATGCCCGAGGTTTTGAGCAGGCGCACGGTCACGGTGACGGCGCTATCCGCCGCCAGGGAATGCATGACCTTGCCGTCCGCTCCCACTGTCATGGTGGACTGATCGCCCACCGGATCGATGCTGATGCCTTCCTCGGCGTTTTCGCCCTTGAGGCTGAAGTTGCCGCCCGGGCCGTCTATCGAGGCCGAGACATCCAGAAAGCTGTAACTACTCATGATTGATGATCCTCCTGTTTCGGGTTGGGGCTATCGGTTCACATCCACGGCCACGTCCACGGAATGGATGGCCCCGGCCAGCTTCACGGCCGCCTGAATGGGCGGAGCCTTGCGCTGTTCGCGTTCGGATTGGTCCTGATCCACGATGGGCTGGGAATAGATGTAGTAGCCGTCTTCCAGATAATCGCCTTCCCTGAGCTGGCCGAAGCCGTCCGAATTCCACACGCCGGGGGCGATCAGCCCGTTGGTGGTGCCCTGCTTCATGACGCTGGCCACCCGCGCGATGATGCGATTGACGCCCTCTTCGGTCTGGGGAACCTTGGTTTTGGATTTGTAGAGCAGATTCCAGACGTTGGTCTGGATCGCATTCTGCAGCCAATCCAGCCCGTGGATTTCATCGAAGAACGCTCCGGAGGAAACAACGCCTTCCTCGACGATGGCGGTATCGTTGTCGTATTCGGCAAAGTAGTTGACGTTTTTGCCTTCCAGCGCCTTGGCCTCGGATTCGCGCAGGGTTTCGGCGGTCACGCCGGGCAGCTGCTTGAATTTGAGGGTGATGGTGGTTTTGCTGCCGTTGAAATTGACGGTGAACGCACGGCCGAACAGCGAGGCCACGGCATGCGGCACGCCGCTATATATGGGCAGGGTGCGGTCGTATGCCAGAGCTTTCAGGCGGCTGCCCAGGTCGCCGGTGAATGTGGCGGACTTGGCGCGCGGGTCGGTGATGGTGACGCCGTAGACGCGGCTCTTTGTGGAGGCTTCCACAAAGGCGGCCACGTCCTCGTGCTCGGCATCGGATATGGCGGCGGTGGTGGCGAACATCAGGCCGTACCACTCGCTGGAAACGTCCGCCAGCTCCGCGGCGCATTCGGCCGGGGTTTCGGCGTCGAAACCGGGAATCGGCGTGTAGGCCAGGGATTCCGTCAGGCCCGCCATGGCGGATATGTCCGTGCCGGAATCCGGGGCCGAGGCATAGCCCATGAACGCCGCCGTCCCGGTGGCCGTGGTGGAAATCACGAACCGGCTGCCGTCCCATGCGCAGGATGCGCCGGACTGTCCGGCCCCGGAAAGGGCCGCGCCGATGATACTGGCAACGCCGTTCATGTTGGTTATGCCGGAAAAATCCAGACCCGAAAGGCTGGCGGCAACGCCGTCCACCTCGATGTCCATTGCCCCGTCGGCAATGGCCTTCCATGTGTCCGGGTCGGTGACGGCGGATTCGCCGCGCAGCATGCCGGGCGTGGCGGATTGAATCCAGCGGCCGACGGCCATGATCTTGGGCTTGGGTTTTTGCGAAAAATACAGTTCCGCGGCCTGATATTCGGGCGAATCCATGCCGAAGTCATCGGCCACGGTATCCACGGACGTGTAGTAGCGGATGCGCTCCTGGCCGGTGATGACGTTTGAATCGCCCGCAACGCACAGCACGCCGAAATTGCGGCGCGGCACGGATGTGGGCGAAAGAAAAACGCTGACATTGACGATACGGTTGACGGAAAGAGCCGTTGCCATGGTTATCTCCTACTTGATGTTCCTGGTCTGGCCGGTGTCGGTGACCAATTGTCCGGACAGGCCCGCCAGATTGCGCACGTCGAAACGTGCGCGTGTTTCCCAATGTATGTTCAGGGGCAAATCCACGCGCGCGGCCCAAGCGCCGCTGACCATTTCCGGCACGTTGCGCGGTTCCCCGATGTCGCTGACGCTGATCCCCGCCCCGCGCAATGCCGTGCGGTTCTGGCCCAGCCTCAAACCGGCCCGGAGCCGGGCGGCCATGGC